GGTGCTATTTCATCTCAGCGGTTAGCCCACTCGGGACAGGACGAGCTGACCAAACAATGCCTCTCCGCCGTCAAACTACCATTCGGTGATGGCGGTTGGGTAATGGGTCGGAAAGTTAGTAACGCGGTCATCTGCGGAGCTATTGCTTCGGCGATGGCGACTCACTTCGCCACTAAGTCAAACGATGGCGTCGATATTGTGATTCTGTAACACACCGCCCTTACAATATTAGGCAAATGGGTGCTATCAGAGACTTTCTATTTCCACAAGTAACCTCAGCCAAGCCTGACAAGGTGAGCGACGTTACCGCCGCACTAACGCCAGTCCAGATTTCAGATTCCGTCTATAACATTCTCGGCGGCGCAACTAATACAACTCGACAACTATCGATGAGCGTTCCGTCAATCGCTCGCGCTAGAAATATCATCTGCGGAACTGTCGGCTCACTTCCACTTGAGCAATATTCAAAACTAACCGGTGAACACGTTGATCCACTTCGCGTAATCAATCAGCCTGATCCTCGCGTTCCCGGAAGCCTTATCTATACTTGGCTCGCCGAAGATATTTGGCTTTATGGCGTCGGTTATGGTCAAGTGCTCGATATGTATTCCGCAACTGATGGCGGAAAGGTTCGCGCTTGGACTCGCGTAAGCCCTGACCGAGTTACAGTCGATACCAATTTCCGTAACACAATGATTGAGTCATACAAAGTCGATGGAATGGATGTCCCACTTTCGGGCGTTGGTTCGATTATCCGTTTCGATGGTTATGATGAAGGATTCTTACACAGAGCTGGTAAGACTGTCAGCGCGGCTGTATATCTTGAGAACGCGGCGGTAAATTACGCCAAAGAGCCAGCACCTTCAATGATTTTGAAGTCTAACGGCACAAACCTAACCGCTGAAAGAGTTTCGTCACTTCTCTCAGCTTGGAGAACTGCTCGACAGACTCGCTCGACCGCTTTCCTCAATGCTGATGTAGATTTGAAAGAGTTCGGCTACGATCCTAAGAGCCTTCAACTAGCAGAAGCGCGTCAGTACGTCGCGCTTGAACTTGCGAGAGCCGCTGGGATTCCGGCGTATTTCCTAAGCGCGGAAACAACCTCGATGACATATTCAAACTCAATCAGCGAGCGTCGTTCACTTGTAGATTTCTCACTTCGCCCATTACTTACAGCAATCGAGAAGCGTCTATCAATGCCGGACTTTGTTCCAGCGACGACTGAAGTACGTTTCGACCTTGATGACTTCTTGCGCGGAAATCCTCTCGAAAGAGCGCAAGTGTACGAAATACTAAACCGCATCGGCGCGATGAGCGTTGAGCAAATCCAAGAAGAAGAGGACTTGATCCGATGAAGATCAATATGCCAATGGTCGTAACTGCGGCCGATACTGTAAAGCGCACAATTAGCGGAACTATTGTGACTTGGAACGAACAAGGAAACACTTCAGTTGGCCCAACTATTTTTGCCGCTAATTCAATTGAAATGAAGCCAGTCAAGCTACTTCTTGAACACGATCGCACTCGACCAATCGGTAAATTGCTATCTCACGAGGTAACCGCTTCCGGAATTGTCGCCACCTTCAAAATCGCTAACACTATGGCCGGAGAAGACGCGCTAATCGAGGCGACTGAAGGTTTGCGCGATGGCTTTAGCGTTGGCGCACAAATCAACGAATGGACTAACGTCAAGGGCACAATGAACATCACTTCCGCAACCCTTGATGAAGTTTCGCTTGTTACTGATCCAGCAATCGATTCGGCTCGCGTTAGCGAAGTCGCCGCTTCCGAGAATGAAGCACCTAAAGAAGATTCTGCTCCGGCAACCGCTGACGCAGACAAACCAACCGAAGGAGACCAAGTGTCAGACACTACCGCTCCAGTTCCTGCCGTCGAAGAAGCGGTAGAAGCTGCTAAGGTGGAGACAGTTGCGGCATCACGCCCAGCTTTCTACACCACTCCTCGCCTTGAGTTCACAAAGGCGAAATACCTCGAGAACAGCGTTCGCGCTAAACTCGGTGATGACGTCGCTCGCCAATACGTTATGGCGGCAGACGACACAACTTCAAACAATGCTGGCTTGATTCCTACTCGCCAACTAACTGAAATCATCAACCCACTATCAAACGCAGACCGCCCAGCAGTTGATTCTGTATCTCGCGGCGTTCTACCTGATGCTGGAATGAGCTTCGAAATCCCTAAAATCACCGCGGTTCCAACTGTCGGCGAAGAGGCTGAAGCGGCCGCAATCGATGAGACAGGAATGACAAATGAGTTCCTCTCTGTCTCTGTAAAGAAGTACGCTGGAGGTCAAACCTTCTCCGTAGAACTTCTCGATCGTTCCTCACCTGCGTTCTTTGATGAACTCGTTCGTCAAATGGAGTACGCATACGCAAAGGCGACAGACGTCGCAGTTGTCACCGGCTTGATTGCTGGCGGAACAGACGGCGGAAACCGCACACTTGATGCGGCTGGCCTACTTGATTTCGTTTCCGATGCTGGCGTTTCAATCTACGCTAACACTCTCGGATTCGCGCAGAACATCATCGCATCACCTCAGCAATGGGGCGCGATTCAGAATCTCGCTGATGGCGGACGTCCTATTTACCAGAATCTCATCGGTAATATGAATCAGGGCGGAAACCTCGGCGCAGGTTCCGCAACTGGCAATCTTCTCGGCTTGAACTTCCGCGTTGATCGCAACCTCACCACAGGCTCAGGCGTTGGTGATAACACCATCATCGTCATCAACCCAGATGCTTACACTTGGTATGAGTCCTCACGATTCCGCCTACAAACAAACGTTGCCCTCAATGGTCAAATCGAAGTGGCTTACTACGGCTATGGCGCATTGGCTACAAAGGTCGGCGCAGGTGCTTATCGCTGGATGGTTCTCTAAGAAACTCAATAGTCTGAGCCAGTCCGCTCCCGAGCTGGCTTAGACCCTCTAGATCGAAAGGAAACGAGATGCCCTCAATAGTTACGGCTTCAGAGCTACGCACCATTCTGGGCGTCTCGTCTTCCCTATATTCAGATGCTTATCTGACCGACATTGTGGACGCTAGCGAGAATCTCGTTCTCCCAATGCTGGTCACATTCCAGAGCAGAATCAACAAAGTCAAATTAGAAAATAACGTCGCATACTTTGAGACTGCGACAATTCACGAGTTCACAGTTGGCCAATCTGTGATTATTACCGGATGCGGCTCACCATTCAACGGAACTCACACAGTCACAGATAATGAGATTTCAGATTATGTCTTCACAGTTGCCATCACCAATGCTGACGTATTGGAAAAGAATATCGTCCCAGCCGGAAACGCTGCGCTCTCTGGCGCATCTACCTACGTCGGAAATCCCAATGCTGAAGCTGCGATTTTGGCTATCTCTGTCGAAATCTTCCAAGCTCGCACAGCCTCCGGCGGATCAATCGAGGGAATCGATTTCGCAGTAACTCCTTATCGCCTCTCTAAGAATCTTCTCGCCAAAGTAACTGGTCTTCTTGGCCCTTATCTCGACGTCGAAGCGATGGTCGGATAATGCCAGCCAGCACTATTCTTTCTTCTATCCGGACACCGCTGGCCACCGCGCTCGGGTCGGTATCTGCGAACGTCTATTCCTACGTTCCAGAGGCGGTTCAAGTGCCAGCGGTTATTCTTGTCCCAGACTCGCCTTACTTGGAACTCAACACAATCAATGACTCAACAATTCACGCGAAAATCAATATGACCATCACTTGCGGAGTCGCCTATCTATCTAATCCAGCTTCTCTCGATAATCTCGAGCAACTCATTCTTTCAGTTTTGGCAGTTATACCGGACGGCTACACAGTCGGCCCAGTCGAACGGCCATCGGTTACGCAAGTGGGCGCGGTCAATTTATTGGTCGCCGATATTCGCGTCTCCACCTATTACACTCAAACCAATTAAGGAGAAATAGTGGCAACCACAGTAATCACCGGTCGCGATATTTCGCTGTCTTTCACAGGTGGAACGGACATCGAAGCCCAAGCGACTAACGCTGTATTGACCAAGACATTCGTCCGCGAGACTTATCAAACACTCGATGGCGAAGCGTATAAGGTCGTCAATGTCGAAGGAACTTTCCAGCTCGATATGCTCGCCGACTGGGGCAAGACTTCCTCAGTATGCGAAGCACTTTGGACAGCTTGCGACACAAACCCAAACTCAGAAATCAGCATTACACTTACCGCCGCATCAGGCGCACAATTCGTCTTCCCAGTCTTGCCAGAGTACCCAACCGCTGGCGGATCTGGAATCGATGCTCAGACTGTCTCCTATACCTTCAAGGTAGCAAGAGGCGAAGTCACAGAGACATTTAGCTAAGAGATAGGAATCGGGAGCAATGAAATTATCAATCACAATCAAATACAGTAACGGCGAGGAAGTCACTTACAACGCTGGGCTCCCTGAATGGGCCAAGTGGGAACGAAAGACTGGCAAGTCGATTTATTCAATGAAGGATATTTCGGCGTATCAGCAAGCGGACTTTCTAGATTTGGCTTATTTCGCTTACAAGCGAGAAGCGGCAGGAAAGCCGACTAAGTCCCAAGAAATCTGGGAGTTATCGGTTGAAGAAATGACGATTGGAGATGAAAGCCCAAAAGCTACGAGTCCGGAAGCATAAATCGCCTTATCGTTGAGATAGCGATAGCAACCGGAATCCCGATGAGCGAATGGACTGACATCGACCAAGTCCTAACGGC